ATATTACGTACTTCATTATTCTTAAATTTAGGAATAAGAAGCTCATGGTAATTTTCGCCTACCTGAACATCAGACTGAGTAAACAGACGAAGAACTTGTGTAATAAATTCTTTTTCATCATCAGACAGTTTAGTTTTCCAATCCTGAACATCTTCGGATAGTTCAGCTTCGTCTTCGACCCAATGGATCTCTTCATGCTTTTTTGTTAGTTCTACCGCCCATGGGTATAGGAATGGGCGATAAGTTTTAGATACTTCTGTAAGTGACATGTTTTCTCCTCTTAGCCTTCACATGCGCGACACTCGTCGCCTGATTCTATTGTCATCGGTTGATTTAAATATTCCATTAGTTCGTCATAGCCACCAACATACTGGCCACTGATGTAAATTTGTGGTACGGTCTTTACTTTACGTCCTGTAACTTCTGCTGCGGTCTTGCCAATTTCTTCTAGGTCAATATAATCAAACTGAATACCACGTAAAGAAAGTTCTTCTTTTGCTCTTGCACAATATGGGCAATCGATCTTACCATATACGATATTACGATCATCACCCTGTAGTGCTACACGTTCTACTTTTTCAGAAACATTTTCTGCACGTTGCTTTGCTTCCGTACGTAAGTAGTAAAGACCTTTTAGTCCTTCCTTCCATGCTTTTACATGTACTTTATTTACATACGATTTTTCTGCACCAGCAGGGAAAAATACGTTTACTGATTGACCTTGACAAATATAAGGTTGTCTATCTGCAGCATGTTGTACTACCCAATTTTGATCAAGCTCTTGTGCTGTCTTAAATACTGCCTTTTCACCTTCAGTCAAGAATGGTAGATGTTGTACTGAACCTTTATTTGTAATAATAGAAGTCCATATAGATTCGTTATTTTCGCCGTGCCTTTCTAATACTTCTTCCAGGTATTTGTTCTTAACAAGAAAAGAACCTGCACGTGTACGATGTGTATATGCATTTGCCTTACTTGGTTCAATACTCGGTGAGGTAGAAAGAATAATGCCAGATGATGCATTTGGTGCAATAGCCATAAGGTGTGCATTACGACGACCTGTACCAATACCATCCGGATATTCACCTCTCTCCTGCGCAAGCTTTTCTGTCTGGGAAATAGCACGTTTCTGAATATCTTCAAATACGACTTTATTCATTTCTCTTGCATGATCACTCTCCCAGGCAACACCGTGCTTTTGTAAGAGTGAATGGAAACCCATTGCACCTAGTCCGATAGATCTCTCACGTTCCGCAGAGAACCTTGCTCTCGAAATTGTATCAGGAGCATTTTCGATAAAATACTCGAGGACATTGTCAAGCATAATGATAAGATCTTCGACAAGAGTAGTATCCTTCCACTCGTCATAGAGTTCAAGGTTGAGAGAAGATAAACAACAGACCGCAGTGCGTTCAGCAGAAGTTGGTAAATGAATTTCATTACACAAGTTGGAACCATGAATTTTTAATCCTAAATCTTTTAGATTCTGCGGTAAATGTTTATTTGCTATATCTATAAAGTTTAAATAAGGCTCCCCAGTACGGAAACGTGTTTCAATAATACGTTGCCAAAGTTTACGTGCATTTACTGTTTCTTTTACTTCATCGTCCTTCGGATCTTTTAAATCCCAATCTTCATCATTTATAACTGCATTCATAAATGCATCAGAGATATTAATAGCATTATGCAAATTAAGAGCCTTACGCTGTACGTCACCAGTCGGTATACGCATATTAAGGAATTCTATAACATCCGGATGCGAAACGTCCATATAGGCTGCGTATGAGCCTTTACGGGTACGTCCTTGGCGATATGCAATCATATCAGCATCTACCGTATGTAGAAATGGCATAGGGCCAGGAGCAATATCAGATACTGTACGTACGTCACTCCAATGACCGCCAACTCCACCTCCATAAACAGATAGCCAACGTAATTCTGAAGTATGTTCGATTAATCCTTCCAGCGTATCTGGAACATATGTCAAGAAACAAGATATAGGCATACCTTTGTCATTCTTTGTACCATTTGGTGCATTCGAAAGAACAGGTGAGGCAAACATAAACCATTTGTTTGAAACTGCATTATATAATCTTTGAGCTAGAAGTTCGTCTGTATTGCCCTGGAAAGTTGCCCATGCACTTGCTGCACGAGCATATGCCTCTTGAGGTGACGATTCATTCTTTCTCATATAAAAATCTTTGAGCATACCAACAGCATATTCTGTTAGTAGGCTATCTTTTTTCTTATTAATTTTAATGGTATTTTGCATAAAAGACCCCTGCACCGAAAATTGCTTTCAGTGTTTTAATTTATTTTCATTTGATGGTAGTATTATATATCGTTATTGGAAGTTTGTAAACCCCGATATATCGTTATTTTCGATTTTATTCCCAGTTATTTTTTTCCTTATCGGAAAGCAAACGGGTAACAATTTTCTCTGCTTTGGAATCATGAACATAATAATAATCGGTTCTTCTTTTATACAAACAGGTGTATCCTATTTGTCTCATAAATTTATCTATTCGGGGTTTATGAGTCTCAATGTGTAATGGCCTTACCTCTAAAACTACGGTAGGTTTATGATTTAATAAAAGATTCTTAGCTCCGGTGACGACTTTTTCTTCGTAGCCTTCTACGTCTATTTTTATAAGATCAACTTCTGTATTTTTAAATAAAAAATTATCTAAAGTCTCTATTTTTATATTAGTACGCCTACCAGCCGAACCCCCTGCTTTTTCCCCGTTTTCTAGAAATCGACTTGTTCCGGGCTTGATGTGATTGTATTTAAAATCTCTTTTTTCTACAACATCACCAATACCAATACGATGTGTATTTACATTTTTTAAATTATGTTCTTCTATATTTTTTAAGAGACATTCGTAGACAGGAGGATTAGGCTCAAATGATATTATTTTTTGGAAGTATGGTGAAAAGCCGATAGTTGTCTGACCGATATTAGCACCAACGTCAAGACAAACTCTTCTAGGTCCTGGACAGAAATAATCTACAGTAAATTCACAGAAATAATTTTGCCATTGTTCTGGATTAGGCCAATATTCAAACCATTTCGTTTCTTCTAGGTCAGTTATCCACCAGTTGTTTACTTTTTTCAATATCGTCTTCAGGATTTTCAGTCACTGCCTTTTCGTAATAAACTATAATATTCTTTTGTTGACCTATATATCTTTTCATTTCTGCAATATTAAGTGCTAGGTTTTCATAGTCACGCATAGAAAGAACAACAAATGCCAATTCACCATAAGTATCCTTGAATTCTGCTTCGAATGATTCAAGGGTATCTTTAGTTACTACAAATACACGGACGTCAGTTAGCTGTAGTGGTTTCGGTTTCGATACTGTTGGTATCTGAACTTTCTCCACCTTGGTTACTACTTTGATCTCCGGTTCCGGTTGGACGCGGCTGCAACCAACTAGGAAGAGGGACGTTGTCAGTATTACCGGTATCAACCATGAGCTCACGCCAAAGTTTAGCAGTCGCGCCATTCATCTTTCCTTCTAATTTTACATTATCCCGAAGCGCATCTTGTACAAGATTGAGTCTCGAGAACTTAGACCTTAGTTCATCACTGTATGCTTCTGCCTGTCTTAGATCAGAAGCTAATTGATTATTTAATTCTTGCATCTTAGCAGCATTTTCTTGCATTAGTGCTATACTTGCCTCTGCAGTTTCTACTGCACCTTCAAGCTTCACATTATTTTCTCGTAGGGTAGCAATGGTTGCTTGTGTTGTATCATAGTAGTATTTGGCTCCGTAGCCTACACCACCAAGAATACCAAGTACAATTATAAGAGCATAAACTTTAAGCATTATCTTCTATATATTTTCTAAATCTTTTCAAAAGAACTGGTATTTTATCTTTTTTACGACGGCGATCAGTTACATTTACTGTTTTAATTCTCGGCCCCATAGCTGTATCAGCAGGTGACGGAATAGAACCAGTACTAACTGCTGGTGCGTCTTCTCTGTAAATATCGGACGATCTTTGATTTTTTCTCTTACGCTTCAACGTATCTTTAAACCTTGGATTAGGAATACGAAGGTTCTTAATTGAAGGATGACGAATAGTAGGACGAATAGGCGTACGCTCATTCAAATCTGCATCTAGACTTTCTTTCATCGTACAATCTCGTTTGCTGTTATATATATTTTCTGTTTAGTACGTATATGAGTTGCTTCATATATGTTAATACCGAAAATATCCCCAACAGGATATGCATTTTCATCTACCATAATTTTGTCGTTAGGATAAACCATTTCATCGCAGGTACTATTAAAAACTTTATTAATAGTTGTCTTATAAACCCCAGGAGAAAGTCTACCATCTTCAAGAATAAACCACTGGCTTTCTTCTACCATAAGATCAGTAGGATCCACGCCAATCTCTTTCAGTCCAGATAGGAGCTTCTTTTCTGAAACAGAGAATTTTTCTTTAATCAAATAAAGTGCAGCTGCATATGATGCAAGACGTGATTTACCACCAGGAACTTTGCCCATTAGACGTTTTACATTAAATACGAGACGGTGGAAAGGCGTATAAGCATCTCTATACGTCATACGATTTTCCATACTGTCAAGATTAAACGACTTAAGTCTTTTACCGTTTTCATCAATAATACCAGCTTTATAGGCTTCGGTCTTATCAAACGGTGTTACAAGAAGAGTCAGGAATCTAAAGGTATAAACTAGATCTCCAGCTTGTTTTAAAAGTCCCATTATATTTCCTCTAACTTCTTTTTAACTTCTTCGTTCGAATGAATATGTTGTAACTGTCCCGGATTTAAATAATTCAAATATTCTAAAAACGGTTTAACAATAGGCCAATGTTTTTCTTCTAATTTATTTGCCAATATAGTCAAGCTACCATAATTTCCGAATACATTAAATATAACAATAATGTGATTCATTAATAAACGTTCTGTTAGTTTACCTGTTTCCAGATATCGATTTACCAGACGTTTAATATATTTAATTCGCTTTAAATCATCATAAAACTCTTCAGGATCAATATAACCCTTTGGAGTATAATAATGTTTAGCCGCGAATACTACCAGATCTTCATCTAGCAATTCATCATATTGTGTCACGAGTTAATCCTTAGTTTAGGAATCCAGCAGAGATCTTATTTAAAAGACTTTTCTTAGTGTCTTTACTATCTACCTCTATTCCTTCATCTTCTGCTAAGGCTTTTAACTCCGTTTTTGTCATTTTAGTAATATCTTTCGGCGAATCCTCTGTAAGTGGTTCACATCCACAATCAGGACCGCATTGGCAATATGGATCTCCACACGGGCAGGATTCTACCTCAATAAATGCAAGTTCTTCATCTATAGTATACTGACCAACACCATAATACTCATTGAGCATTTCTGGTGTTACCTTCATCGCTTTTAGAACTTCTCCCGTTCGCTCGTGTACCCACCCGCGAGAAGTTAGAATTGCATTTTTCACTGGCTTGATTCTACTAGCCATTTATTTCTCCTACATCCTATGCATTTCCATGTCTGATTTTGAAATACCAGAATCATAATGCTTTTTCAAAAATCTATGAACATGACTTTCATCACTATGACCAAGATGTACGACAGGATGGCCGCCACCAGGTCCATTCATGGTATGGATCTTAGCCTTAATTCCAGCTTTCTGAGCGTGAGCTACGAACTTTTTTGCAGTATGAGGTCCGGATTCTGCAT